CATCTTAGCTCCTAAGCTGGGTTTTATATGCACGCCTAAGCGAACATAGAGGAGAGAGGGGGATTCGAACCCCCGTGCCGCCGAAGCAACTCTCGATTAGCAGTCGAGCGCGTTTGTCCTATCTCTGCCATCTCTCCTTAGGTGCCCTTTTTTACGTGTAGGGCAAGAATCCTTCAACAGTAAAGGACTCCCACGGGCCGTCTTTGCGGCCTGTCACCTGCTATTTATCCGCCACAAGAGGGCGCTCAGTGCTAGAGCACTGAGACTCCCCTACGACATAACCCTCGTAGGGTGGGAAGAGATAGGTAACTGCTCACCTCTCTCAAGGTGTGACGGTAGGAATCGAACCTACTGTGGCTTACGCCTGATGTAAGACCCGTCAGGGTCACATCCCTTGTCCCAATGACAAGGCTAACGTCACACGTTTCTATTGGGATTTTCAAAGATTCGAGATGTTTCGACATCTCAAGTGGTTCCTCGGAGACTTGAACTCCGGCCTCCGGCTTTTCAGACCGGCGCTCTTCCAGTTGAGCTAAGGAACCTTATGTTGCGAGTAGGGCCTTTACTTCCCTGTCTCGCCTACTCACTATACCACCAAGTCTCACCCTTTTCAACTCTTTTCTCAAAAAGAAAGGCCGAACCTTCCGTTGTGGAGGATTCGACCCTGGGGTACTTGACTATGTGAGTCACTTACACTACGGCGCATCCTCCAAAGCGGCCACCATTATGGGCCACGGGGAGATGAGAGCCACTAAAAGTGGTGGCTTTCATGATTGTCGAGATATAAGTTAACACGTTGCTTGCTCTTTGTCAAGTCGAAATCAGCCTTTGATTTCGAGAATGTACTCTAGGGTTATATAAGAGCATTATCAATGCTTTCTCGCCTTTATGTATACCAAAACACCTGGGGTGCTCTCTTTTATTTCGAGGATGCGAAAAAAGTTTCCTTTTTATCGGAGCAAACGGCTAATCTCGGCTACTGACGCATCTTCCTGATCGATCAAGGTCTCCAACTGGCGTTGGATGATGGGACGGCCCTCCGCGAGCACGTGCGCGTGCCTATAAATCGAGAGCGCGGTACGTTCCATCTCAAAAGCCTTCATCAAAAGGTCTTCAGGTGCGCTGAGCATCGTCTCCTCCAGGTCAAGATCGATTTCAATCTTAGTTCCAGGCTCGACTTGTAAATCCGACAGGATACCCCGCACAAGGCTAAGATGTACGGCGCTCTCGGCTGCTTCAGCCTCGAACAGGGGCGCAAGGGTTAGCCTGTACATCCCACGGCAGTATACCGCCATATGGCCATAAGAGAGCATCGCTCTCATTTCAAACTCCACGGCCTCTTCTAACACGTCGTGCAGGGTAGGTTCACCAGACATCATCAACTCCGTCATCTTCGCCATAAATGAAGTCGTCTTCCTCGCCCAGCACGTCATACACGTCGTCAAGACGATCTTCGTCTTCGACCATGACAGAGTACCCGTCACCTTCAAGGTCTGCCACGATCTTCTCAAGCTTGGCTTGGTGGTCGTCCTCATCCTTTGCAGTGATCGTCCTGACTAACTGGAGCGTAACTTCGGTTTTCATTCTCGTCCTCTCATTTTAGCTTCTCGAATAGCTTTTCGTCCTCACCACATCGGGATTTGAGGGCTTCTAGCCACGCGTTTGATTTTATCTTGAACATCCCCGGACCTGTCTTGCCGGGAACGCCCTTTACAATCACACCTTCAAGCGACATGCCCTCCAGTGTGGACTCTCGAACCGAACGCACAAAGGCGTCGTCAATGTTCCCGTGAAAAAGAAGTTCGGCATGAGGAACCTCAGAAAAGAGACCCAAGAACTCTTCGGGTCCCAGGAGGCCCTTCTTATAAGGCGCTACATCAATCAGGAACAGACCCATATCATCTTCGGGATCGTGCGAACCTGCGAAAGAGTTCGGTCCCACGTACTCAAAATAGAAGACAGCGCGTTCCCACTTCTGGGCTTTAGCAGTCTCAGACAGTGTTTCTGCGTAGCTACCCTCAAGAAGCGCTACAGAGGGGCCAAATACAGGGTCTGAGGGGTCCAACAGTCTACGCCGGGTTCCATACTTGTAGAAGCCCTTCTTGTGGCTCCACTCGGCTCTAATGTTGCTTCCGTCCAGTTTGTTGAACGCATAGAAAACCCCGTTGCGAATGCTTCGGGGTATGCTGGGGTAAGTCTGCATAAAAATCCTGTTCAGGTCCTGGCGAGCCTCTGACCTCGCTTCCAAGCCCTGTATGTGTCGCGATCGTCTTTGGACATGGCCTTGAAAGCCTTACGTGTCTGACGATCGCCTAGTAGCGTGTTGATCTGCCGCTTCGTTAGGTTGAGATACGTCTCACCCTCATGCTCTACATTGAAGAGTACCTTATGCACCACGGTGTCGCGGGGCTCCCCGTCCACCCACTGGTACCGAATCCCCTGCTTGGAGTGGGCAAGCTTGCGGGCCAGTCTTACGGTCTTACCTCCGACCGGGTTACCGAAGACGTCCTCGGAGGGCTTCGTGGTCACGGTAGACCGGGGTGCATTTGTCTCACTGTCACGGGCAACGGTTACTTTTGAGGTCATAGCCTTATACTCCTAAAATTTATCAATGTCAACGCGGCAGCCTTATCGGCTTTATCATGTATCCGAACAGGTACAGCTTTCTCTTTTATTTCACTCTTCCTCATCTTTTGTATTCAAAAGATCGGCTAAAAATCCTCCCGCTTTGTACGTGTCAGGAGCGTCGTCTTCCAGTAAAATGTGAGGATCACCACCTTGGAAGATATCCAGGCTTCGTGAAAACCACACATCCCTATGTAGAGGGATTATCGGGGCTGACCTTCCACGTCTCCACAAGATCTCTTCTCGCGACCCTCCCTTGTGTTTAGCAGTTACGTTACCCACGGACGAGTACGAATCAAACGCAAACTTCTCGACTCCGGCAGGAATAGTCAAGTTGTCTTGATCATAGTTACTTACCATCCAAGACCCCTGGCAGTTGCCCAGCAGGTTAAAAAGGTCTTGAAGGTCTCCTAACGAGTAACCCCCGTAATGCCCTTGACCCGTATTGGGATAGGGAGGGTCACAGTAAAAGAAGGTGTTTGGTGAGTCCCAGGTCTCTATGACTTGGAGAGCGTCCCTGTTTTCAATGTATACACGGGAGAACCGCTCCGTACAGGCGAAGAGGCGTTTCTTCCCATTATAGTAAGTTTTGGGATGAAGGGGGTAAATCGTACTCTTACCCCAACCTCCGTTGATCTTATACCCGAAACTTTGCCTGATATTTACAAAGAATCGTCGAGCCCTTTCCACAGCCTCCAGGCCGTCCTCTTGAACCCCGATAGCAAGCTCGTATTCCTCGCGACTATACAGCGTAAGGTCCAAGGCACGATGTAACTCTTCGCCTTGGTCTCTCAAAACCTGATAGAAGTTAACTATGTCGCTGTTAAGATCGTTGACGACCTCTGCATAATAAGCGCTGCCAACCAAAGGCTTTTGGAAAAAGACAGCTAGACCTCCAGCGAAGGGTTCCACATACACCAAGTGCTTGGGAATGAGAGGTATTATTTTGGCCGCAAGGCGGACTTTCCCCCCATAATAATTGAAGGCAGGTTTCATACTTCCTCTGGAGCTTTAATAGTTGACTGGAAGCCTTCGGAGGGAATCGAACCCTCATCTCATCCATACCACAGATGTATTCTAGCCGTTGAACTACGAAGGCGTGCGGGCCGTAAGGCCCAGTGAGCATCAGACAGTCGAGGAATCGGTCTTCGGAGTGTCCTCTGATCTTGCTCGCTCAATGAGCTTGATTTGTGACTTCAGCGTTGTAAACAGAATGTCGCCTACTTTCACCTCTTGGTCCGGCTCTTCGTCAAGGGTCCAGTTCTCTTCTTGCCCAATGAACTCGGCAACGGTTTTTTCGCCCAGATTCGTCTGATCGTACTGGCATGAAAGGTAGGTTCCCGTCACACGGTTACCGTCAACGCTCGTGACCTTGATGGACGCGACGAAGTAGTCCTTATTGTCAGCCTCTATCTGAACCCTGTTCGTTCGCGACTTTACCTTATCACCTACTGCGACATTTTGGTAGTTCAAACAGTTGATTGGATAGACCGTGGAACATTTGAACGCACCGTGTGTGGGACGCACCACAACGCCCTTCCCACCACAGCGTCCATAACCCTCACGGTCGAAGCCTCCGACGACCCCTTCTTTCCAACCGTCAGGTCCAGCCCCCAGGACATTCATCTGGACGCCTTCTTTCGTCATACTCATTACGTACTCACTTGCACAGGTTAAAGACCTTAGAGGAGCGGGAGGGATTCGAACCCTCGTGCCCTTTGCAGGACCATCCGAGTTCCAGTCGGAGACGATAAGCCAAGCTCTGTCACCACTCCTTATCTGGGATGATAACACCCTACAACAGGATTATCATCCCAGATAATATCAAGCCTGGCGAATGTAGCTGGCGTCTAGCCAACCGAACTGAAGGTCAAGATCACGATTAACAGGGGTGCTCACGATGTACGCGACCCAAGCCCCATCGCTATCCTGCATCACAACCGAAGCTACTACGGTACCCCCCTTGAGCATACCTGCGTCACCGTAATCAATGGACACCTTATCCCCCACCTTGTGCGCGGGAGTGGTCGAAGTGATGGCGACGGGTCCGTTGCGGGCGATGCCCATAAGCTTGTCATTCTTCAGATTCTTCAGGTCAGTCATCTTTACTTCCTTTGGATTTAGCCTCGTCATTGAGGCTTGTGGTAGAAGGTCACGAGGTCCATGAGCACTTCAAGTTGAAGTGGAACATAACACCTATTCAGGTTAGACACAAGGGCTATTTGATTCTTCGTAGGGTTGAACAGAACAAAACTGGACTGCCATTCCGTAGCAAGGTCAAAAAGGGTCGTCATGAAATCGTCTTCCCATGACACCTTTGACATCTCCTCTAACCTTTCCTCGGGAACAGACAGTCTCCAGCCCGGCTTACCTGCCCCGTCCAATGGGACGGAGCAATTGCCCAAAAAGAAAGGCACCACAGACAAACCGTGGACGGTCTTGGTGGGAGTTACACGCCTGAAGTTGAAGAGCATCGAAGCGGCTTCTGGGAGCAGAAGTTCAAACATCGTGTCTGGGTCAGGACCTTGAAGCAACAGGGTGTTGACCCCAGGGGCGTGCGCCATGTACGGACGCCCCAGAACTGTAGACACGTCCTCAGACGACATGTAACCCCGACGCAGGGTGATCTTGATAAGCTCTTTGACCCCTTCAATCTCCCCTGCGTAAAAGAGAGGGTTGTCTTTATGGTGGGGCAAGATACGGGTCAACCCAAGGGACATCAGGTGTGAGGTCCCACCCAGGATCTCCAGTTCGTCCAGAAAATCCTTCTCTTCAAGGTCGTCTATAATCATGCTCCAAATCCTTCTCAGTTACCGGAGCAAGCCTCTTCCAACGTCTCCGGGGAAAAGATTTGCTCCAAAATCGCGTTGTCATAGGTGTCAAGCAACACCTCGCGAGCCTTGCGGCGCGCCCTGTACAGCCGACTCATGACCGTCCCCACTGGAACCTGAAGTTCAACCGCAGCTTCTTTGTAGGACATGCCGTTGACATCCACAGCGGATATCACCTCGAAGAAGATATCATCAAGATTGACGGAAAGCAAGTCCAAAAGGGAGTCAAGCTCCATACCAGACATGGGGTCCGACTTCAGACGCTCGTAAGTAGACGTGTAGGCACGAAGTGTGGCAGGATGGTTTGACACGATCTCCTGGTACTTCCTCTTACGGCGATACCTGTTGACAAACAGGCGGAAGAGGATCACGAAGAGCCAAGCCTTGAGGTTGGTCCCCTTCTCGAAGCGATCCTCGTTGGACGCTGCCTTCACGATGGTGTCTTGGACAAGATCCTCGACCCCGTTGGTTGAACCATTGAACAGTTGCAGTGCGCGACGGGTCAGGGCTTCCTCGTGTTCGAGGATCTGGTGGATGAACTCTTCATTAAGGGTCTTATCGGGCTTTGACATAATACCTCCGGGTATTTTCGTGAACGTCGGCTTTGTGTTGAGGGGACACATTAGCACAAGACGCTTCATATTGCAAATTTAAACAGGGCAGTTTAACGCCGACCAAGGACTTCTGATGCAAATTCAAGACGTTACCACCACTCCAAATCCAAACGCCGTTCTTATACGAGTAGGCTTCAATTTAACCAGCGGGTTCGAAATCCTTTCGTCATTAACAGACCCTGAGCATCCCGTCATCGCCTCTCTCATGCTGCGTCCGTCTATCACCGACGTGATGGTTCAAGGTGCCGAAATCACCGTAAGGTTCGATCCTGACCTCGCAACAGACGGTAGGGACGAACTGAGGTGGGTAGGGTCTAAGTTGAGGAACTTGCCAGACAACGCCGCGCAAGATTATGTTCCACAAAGGATCGAAACCTCTGACGACCCTACCACTCTACTCATACGAGAGGTTCTGGCCGCTGAAATCCTCCCCTACCTCAGTAGTCACGGCGGGAGCGTGCAAGTCCTGGGGGTTGAAGATGGGGCGGTTCTAATCCGATATATGGGCGCCTGTGGGGGATGCCCGTCCTCTATGGGGGGAACTTTGAGTGCTATCGAGAACGTTATACAGTCAGAAGTGGACCCCAACCTAACGATTCGTCTGGTTTGAATAGGACCTCCTCTCGGGATGTTCTTGCCCTTCCAGTGAGCATGTGGTAGAGTCAAAACATGAGGCCCACTGAAAATTCCCTTGAAGCGAGGTAAAAGTGACCAACAATAAGAAGTACGATGGCGGGCAGATTCAGTTGCTCGAAGACCGTGAGGCTGTGAGGCTTCGCCCTGGCATGTATATTGGGGGGACGGCAAAGCCCGGCCTACACCACCTGATCTGGGAGATCGTCGACAACGGGGTAGACGAAGCTATGAACGGGTACGCCTCTCTTATTGAGGTGACGTTGCATAAGGACGGGGAGAGCATCACCATCAAAGACGATGGGAGAGGAATTCCTCTGGACATTGAGCCCAAGACGGGGAAGCCTGCCCTTGAGGTCGTGTTCAGTACGCTCCACTCCGGGGGCAAGTTCGAGAAGAACGGGGCTTATGCAGCCTCTGGAGGCTTGCACGGTGTGGGTGCCGCCGTAACCAACTTCCTGTCCAAGAGCCTGATCGCGAGGGTGTATCGTAACGAGACCATCTATCAGGTGAGCTTTGAAGAAGGTGTCATCTCTCAGGAACTTGAAGAGGTGGGGACGTACTCAAAGCATTCACGTCAAGGCACAGGTACAGAGGTGTTTTTCGCCCCTGACCCCAAGGTCTTCCCCGAAGTTAAATTCGACGCCGAGCATGTACGTGACAGGCTGGAGGTCAAGACCTACGTGAACCCCGGCTTGAAAATCCTGTTCAAAAATGAAGCCAGCGGAGAAGAGGTAGAGTTCCACCACCCGGAAGGGATCACAGAGTACCTTCAAGCGATCATCACCAAAGACAAGTCCAAGCCTATCCATGTGCCTGCTATTCATCTGGAGGGAGGCCCCATCGGACCTGACAAGGTGACGTTTGAGATCGTGATGCAGTGGACGGAGGATACGCAAGAGACGTGCAAGAGCTTCGTCAACGCCATTCCCACACATGAGGGGGGTACGCATGAGGCCGGGTTCAGGGATGCGCTGTACGCGGCCATACGGTCGTATATGGAGACCTCTTCCGATGTGCCCAAGAGGCTTTCGATCCGTGCAGAGGACATCCGAGAGGGCCTGAAGGTCGTGCTAAACGTCTTCACTGCGGGCGACATTCAGTTCCAGTCGCAGAACAAGATCCGGCTCAACACGCCCGAAGTGCAGCCGATCATTTCGACTCACGCCAAAAAGCAGCTTGAGACCTACCTGTTCGCCAACCCTGCCACGAGTGACATGATCGTGCAGCGTATCGTGGTGAGCGCGCGCGCCCGTGAGGCTTCCCGCAGTCTCGCTTCGTCTGCAAGTAGCAAGAAAAAGAACGCACGCAAGCTGACGCTCCCTGGGAAGCTGTCTGACTGCGCCTCTAACGACCCGGCTGAGTGTGAAATCTTTTTGGTGGAGGGGGACTCGGCGGGCGGCAACGCAAAGGAAGCCCGTAACAGGGAGACTCAAGCGATCCTGCCCCTGCGTGGTAAGGTCCTCAACGCCGAGACCGCCAAGACAAGCGCCGTGCTCAAAAACAAAGAACTTTCGAGCATCATCGAAGCTCTGGGGTGTGGTGTAGGCGACAACTTCAACCTCAGCGCTCTCAGGTATGACAAGGTTATCTTGCTCATGGACGCCGACTCGGACGGGCACCATATCTCAACGCTACTGCTCACCTTCTTCTACCGTTACCTCCCCGACCTGATCTCAGAGGGACACGTGTACATCGCGGCACCACCTCTCTACAGGATCATGCACGGTAAGGATCGGCACTGGGCGGAGACGGATGCGGAGAAAGAGAAGCTGGTTGCAGCCCTCACCAAGAAAGACGCGCGCAAGACCATCGAGGTATCCCGCTTCAAGGGTCTGGGAGAGATGATGGCGATCACCCTCAAAGAGACGGCCCTTGACCCTTCGACCCGCACCCTGATCAGGATAGAGATCCCAGCGGGGACGGAGACGGAGACGGAGACCATGATCTCTAGCCTTATGGGTAAGGACGCCAGCGCACGTCAAGCTCTCATCCAAGAGAACATCACTGATCTTGCGGACTTGGACTTTTAAGAGCTTCAACCAAGACACGACCCGTGTTATACGCGTCGTCATACCCATCATGGGGCCTACCTTCAAACTCAAGCCCAAAGGCTTGTATCGTGGAGAGTAGGCCCGTTTTGTGTCGAGAGGATAGCCCCCTTTGGAACCTGAAGAACTGGAAGGTCTGTTTGAGATCGTATTCGTCCAGTCTCTTGGGAACCTGCACCCCATACCTCTCACTCTCCTGGCGTATCCACTCCGCATCATCCCCCCAACCGGCAAGCCTGTACTTGACCGAAGCCCTGGCAAACTTTTTCCAGAAGCTCTTGAAGACCTCTTCAGGCGGGCGCGCTTGGTCAAGGTCTTCCTGATAGATGCCGCACAGGTTAGATATGTAATCTGAGAGTTGGACGCCTTCGGGCAGGGCTACGTACTCGTTAAAAAACGGCGAGACAATGCTACGAAGAAGGTCGACTTCTACTGCCCCAACCTGTATGATGTCCCTACCGCCCTGGTTCTCGAATTCAAGGTCGAGGATGACGAGCTTCATTACAGAACTCCAATGTGAAAAAAAAGGTTGCTTTGTCAGGTGAATGCGTCTATATTCAGAAGCGTAGTCGAATACGTTGCCTACGTCAAACCGTTTTAGGAGTGACGCCCCTCACATGAGGGAACGTACTCAAGAACTATCCCAAACCGAGGAAACTTCCTATGGTAACAGTAACGTACCCCGTCCTCTCTCTGAGGAACATCACCATCTTCCCCACCAACATTGTGCCTCTCGCGGTGGGACGTCCCAGGTCTGTTGAACTGATCATGAACGCGGCTAATGCCACGACCTCCGAGGATGAGGTTGTGGTACTCACGCAGAGAGATCAGGGCGTGGCCGATCCCGGCGAGGGGGACCTGTACAAGACCGGAGTGGTCGTCAAGATCCTCAAGATCGTCAAGATCCCCTCGCAGGAGGGCGGTAACAGCACACTCAACGTGGTCGTGCAGGGAGTCAGGCGTGTCCGCCTCGTGAGCCTTGACCAGACCGGTAAGTTCGATACGGGTACCTTTGAGGACTTCCCCATCGGGCGTGATAACTCCCCCGAGGAGACGGCCCGGTTCCTCCACCTTCAGGGTCTGGCAGACGACATCACGTCGACGATCCCCAGCGTCCCCAAAGAGGCGAGCGCTGTTCTCAATGACATGACGGACCCCGAGACCCTGTGCCACTTCGTGGCAGGCAACCTTGAGGTGTCGGTCAACGAGCGTCAGGAGATTCTTGAGCAAGACAAGCTGATTGACATGCTCACCCTGATCTCGGAAAGCCTCGCGCGTCAGATTGAGTCCGCCAAGGCCGCCGAGAAGATTCAGAAGTCCATCGCGGCAGACACCGAGAAGTCTCAGAAAGAGTATTACCTGCGTAAGCAGCTTGAGACGATCAAAAAGGAGCTTGGCGAGGAGGAAGGGCTTGAGGGTCTGATCAACCGGGTCTCCGCTCTTGACCTCCCCCTGGAAGTCGAAGCCAAGTGCCTCAAGCAAATCGATCGTTTGCAGGGTATGCAGAAGTCGTCTTCTGAGTACAGCGTGACCCTTAACTACGTGGAGACGTTGCTTGACGTCCCGTGGAACATCACCTCAGACGATAACATGGATCTCGAAGAGGCACAGGAGATCCTTGACGCGGATCACCACGGTCTCGACAAGGTGAAGAAGCGTGTCGTCGAGTACCTTGCGGTGCGCAAGCTCAAAGACAATATGAAGGGGCCGATCCTGTGTCTGGCGGGACCCCCCGGCGTGGGTAAGGCTCAGCCTCTGGACGCGAAGGTGCTTACTCCCGAGGGCTGGAAGGTCATGGGGGCGATGGCCGTGGGGAGTCAGGTTATTGGGTCGGATGGTCTCCCGCACAAGGTCACAGGTGTCTTCCCCCAAGGAGCGCGTGAGGTTTTCCGCGTGACCTTTAGTGATGGGTCGAGCACCGAGTGTTGTAAAGAACATCTCTGGCTCACGCAAACCGATCTCGACCGTAAAGCGAACCGGGCTGGAGAGGTTAAAAGCCTTGACGAGATCTCCAAGTCCCTTCGATACGGTACCGATCAGCGTAAAAACCACTCCATCCCTCAGGTCGCTCCCGTCGAATTCGAGAGGAAGGATCTGCCCCTGGACCCGTATGTTTTGGGCGCTCTGCTTGGCGATGGAACCCTCCTCGCCTCAGGTGGGGTCAAGTTCTCCAACGGGGACGCGGATGTGGTCGAGCGTGTCCGAACAAACCTCCCGGATGACGTCTCTCTCCTGCCAGAAGTCGGGGATAATGTCGACTATCGCATCTCCACGGGCGCCGCAGCCAAACGAGACGCCCGTGGCTGGCCTGTCAAAAACAAGATGCAGGAAGAGATCATCGCTCTGGGTCTTGCCGGATGTAAGTCCGATTCAAAGTTCGTACCGGCGAGTTACCTCCAGGGTAGCGTGGTCCAACGTCGGGACATCCTACAGGGTCTGATGGATACGGACGGGACGGTGACCCCGAGCGGCCACCACGTTTCGTTTAGCACCACCTCGCCGCGTCTGGCAGAGGACGTCACCTTCCTCGTGAGGTCTTTGGGAGGCACCACGAGGATGACGTCCAAGAATGGTTGGTACCGTGACGCCTCGGGCGACCGTGTCGACTGTAAGACGTGTTACAGGCTTACCGTGACACTTCCTGCTACCGTCGCACCGTTTTGGTGCTCCCGTAAAGCGTCCAAGGTGGTGACCAAGACCAAGTACGCTCCCAAGAGGTTCATCGTGGGTATCGAGCCTGCGGGGACGAAGGAGACCCAGTGTATTCGGGTGGACGCCGAAAATCACCTGTACGTTACGGATGACTTCATCGTCACACACAACACCTCGCTGGGTAAGAGCATCGCTCGCACACTGGGTCGCAAGTTCATTCGCATCTCACTGGGTGGTGTGCATGATGAGTCGGAGATTCGTGGTCACCGCCGTACCTACGTCGGTGCGATGCCCGGACGTCTCGCCAAGGCCATGATCAAGGCGGGCACGAACAACCCCGTAATCATGCTCGACGAGATTGATAAGCTGGGTAAGGACTTCCGTGGCGACCCCCAGGCTGCTATGCTCGAAGTCCTCGACCCCGAGCAGAACAACACCTTCGCGGACCATTACATTGAGCTTCCGCTGGACCTGAGCAACGTTCTCTTCCTGGCTACGGCCAATCAGCTTGAGAACATCTCGGGTCCTCTCCGCGACCGTATGGAGATCATTCAGGTGCCTTCTTACACGTCGAGTGAGAAGCTGGAGATCGCCAAGAAGCACCTTGTGCCCAAGCAGATTGATAACCACGGCATTAGCCGTGAGAACCTTGGGTTCGAGGATGAGGCTCTTACGTACGTGATCGATAGGTACACCCGTGAGGCGGGCGTGCGAAACCTTGAGCGACGTATCGCAGAACTGTGCAGGTCGGTCGCTGTCACGGTGGCCAACACAGAGGAAGAGGATCGTGACACCATCAGCGTCACGTGTGACCCCGAGTACGTGTCTGAACAGCTTGGCGCCGAGAGGTACACGTCGGAGGTTGCGCAGCGCACTTCGGTAGCAGGTGTCGCTACGGGGCTCGCCTGGACCTCGGTGGGTGGTGGTGTCCTGTTCGTGGAGTCCGCCAAGATGCCGGGTAGCGGCAAGCTCAAGCTGACGGGACAGCTTGGTGATGTCATGAAAGAGTCCGCGTCGGCGGCCATGACGTTCCTGCGTTCCAACGCGGACAGGTACAATCTCAAGCGTGAGGTCTTCGAGGAGCAAGATATTCACATTCACTTCCCCGCTGGTGCGATCCCCAAGGATGGCCCTTCGGCTGGCGTGACGATCTTCACCTCACTTCTGAGCACGCTCACTGGCGTCACGGTTCGTAAAGACGTGGCCATGACAGGTGAGATCACGCTGCGCGGTACCGTCCTGCCCGTGGGTGGTATCAAAGAGAAGCTGACCGCAGCACATCGTGCCGGGATCAAGCGCGTCCTCATCCCCGCCTTGTGCGAGAAGGATCTTCGTGACCTCCCCGATGAGGTCCGTAACGACCTTGAAATCCTCCTGATTACCAGGGCGGAAGAGGTTCCCGCTCTCGCGCTGGACGGCGAGCTTCCTGCGATCGCCGTGGTAGACGGCGAGCCTGACAGCAAGGATGAGGAAATCGTCCACTGACAGTTGACCTAACCTCCGAGTCCTGCTAAAAGGGTCATGAGCATTCACGCTCATGACCCTTTTTATGTCTGGAGGTTTGATATGCACGGGTTCCGCTTCGTATACATCCTACAGGTCGAAGACGAAGACGACTTCGCAGAGTTCCGACTGGACCTGCACAACCACTCCGACTTCAAATCAACCTGGGAAGACCCTGACTACCCCCTGTTCGGTCTGTCTACGTCGGGGCTTGCCTTGACCGTGCATTATTATGACCCGGACGACCCTCCTTACGAGACTTGCCTACCTCTCTATGTCACACGTCAAGACCCCTTCATTTACATCACGGAAGCCTTTATCAACAGGGCTGTGTCAATGAGGAGGCTTACATCCGCCCTTGAGAGGCACCAGAAGCTCTTGAGCCTCATAGAAAACGCCTTCCCGAGTAGGAAGGCGTCTCTTCATATGGAAGGCTGCTACGTTTGAATACGGGCGTTTTACTCTCCAGTGGAGCCGAAGCCACCCCGATTGCCGTCCTCATCAAAAGGCCACTCCTCAAGAGCGGTCTCAATCAGGTCGGCGCGGTAGTAGGGCAGGAAGAGGACTTGGCAGAACTTGGCGCCTGCGGGAAACACCATGTAGTCATTCGCGTCCTCAACATAATAGTGCCAAGCCCCGGTCTTGGGACACGGAAGCGCCTTCAGAAGGGAATCAATACTGGCGTCACGCTTCTCTAGCCACTGATTCATCCCGACTGCATCGTGAAACTCTTCCTTGGACACCTTACCAAGATAGCGCTTCTTCTTGGGCTCTCGCGTCAGGTCGACGATGAGGTGGTCTTCGGGGCCGTGGTAAGAAGGGTCAATGACTCCAATGGTATTGGAGAGACGAACGCCCTTCTTACGTGCCGAGGACCGGGGAGACAGGAGCATCCAAACAGGCTCAGGCAGGTTGAAGATAATGCCTGTGTCTACCTGCCTCCGCGAGTTATAAGGCATGAGGATAGGCCCCTCATCCTCGGGCAAACTGATATCGTAGCCCACTGAACCCCCCTCGGAAAGAATAGGGGTGACTCCGAACTTACCGCAAACTTCAACTCTAACATGATTTGTAATCACAAAAAACTCCTCTACATTGGGTGTGGTAACTGAACCACTACCCTATACAGAAGAGTCCCACGGATCAGCGGTGAAAGTACGCGGAAGATATCTTCTCGGCGTAGGCCCTCATCTGGTCTTCTAACAAAGCCTTTGCGCTCTGCCCCAGGTGTTTCGGTACTGGTCGGGGAGGCAGGGTCAGGTGGTAAATGTTGTGCCCGCCCTTACGTCCGATAGCTTCGTTGAAAGACACCACGTAAGCGTACTGGGACACGTCCACACCATACCGAGACTTCCTCAAGACAAAAGGTACCCCGACCAACTGACTCATTTCAGAGCAAAAGATGCGCGCCGCCGTTGCGTACTCATCATCAACGAGGACCGGGACATTCCGAATTTTGACGCTAGCTTTCATCAGGGCTCCTTTTGCTGGGTCAAGGCACGCGCGATAAGATAGAAGACATCCTACCCTGCAAAGGGTCAGCGTCTGGCTCCCCTTCCTCGGGAAGCTTGACAAGAACCGTACCATCCAAGTTGAATGTCGTCAACCATTTCACGTGGTCACCCTCCAGAATCTCACCTAACCTCCACCTCTCCACGATCACCCGGTCGAACGCGTGCTTCTGAGTCTCGGACAGCCTCCCCAAGAGCTTCTGAGAGGTCACCATGTGTTCAGCCTCATCTCGCGTCGAGAAGCTGCCTAGAGGGTGTTTCATGGGACCTGCGTAGCAAGACAGAACGTAGACGTGCTTCATAGGGTCTTCCTTTGTATTGGATATCAAGGCTTGTGCCATACGAGAAGTCGCTCCGCTTGACTCAAGGTGTAGGGTCGTCAAGGTATACGATTCAAGGCCCGTCGTCAGTGAGACGAGGCGGCTTATGTCGGGTGGGGTAGGGTAACCGCTCGCGGTCTCAAGCGTGATCGCCCATCCTGTAGAGTCGCTGTCTAGCAGGATCTTGGATTGAGGGTACAGGTGGGATACGGCGCGCTTTAAAAGCAAGAAGCCCTCCTGGAAGAAGGGTGGTTCGTCCATAAGGGCTATCCTCCGTCAGTCAGGCTTGGCGCCGAACTCACGATCAATGTCAGTGGGTGTCAATATAGAGAGTCGCCTTAGCGTCCTCTCCGGCTGACCCTGGCAGGCTCGAAGCATACGAAGGCGGGGGTCTTCTACGTTAATGTCATTCACCTCTGCCCTCTCAAGAGCGTTCCTCTTGAGGGCGTTCCAATTGACGGCCTGCACAGGCTTACGTACGGTGGGCTTTTTGAGGTATTTGCGCATGGTTTTCTTCATTGGGAGACTAGCTGACCGTTCTGAATCTTGGAGACGACCTTACCCCGGATTCCAGGGAGGATCATGCTTTGAAGTTCGGGACTGACTTTCTCAAGTGCAAGGTCCCACACCAGATCGATATACATGCCTGCCGTGACCGGGAGGGGTTGATTATTGTAGACAGTGCTCTCTGTGGACTCTGCAAGAAGCCTGCCAGACCTATCTTTAAGACGTAGCTTGAAAAAGTACACGGGGATCGTGACGCCCACGGGCTTCACGAACTCCATAGGAAACTTGATCTGAATCCTCTTATCTCCCGCCACCACTTTAGGTGAGGAATGATAGCCCCAGCCGACGACTTCGACGTAAAGGTCTTGACCTTCAATCATCCGTTGGATAACGTCCTGTTCAGTCTCGGTCAGGGGGACATAGCTAAATTGGTGTGACATCTGTTGCTCCTGTTTACTTCTGTAATCTCAAACGAGGCGGATCTTGTAGGCACGGTCCCTCCCGTCCCTCCCGCTTCTTACTTCAAACTGAACCTTCATTCCTATCTGCACGTCTTCTGCCTTGCCTAGCCCCTCAAAATCTGTGAAGTGTGCGAATACATCGGCTTTGGCCTCTCGACCAATAAACCCAAATCCCCTGTCGGGATTGTAAAACATCACCTCACCAACCTCTTCGGCCATCACAGGCGGGTTGACACGTTCAACTTCACGCGCCATCATACCCTTGTGCCCTTCCGCTGGAGTGAAGAGGACTTCCTCACCACCTAACAGCATGTCTCCGTTCACATCCGTGACGTGTACGAAGTAATCAGCGCCTTCAACCTCAACGAAGCCGAAGCCCCTTTGGTAATTGAAGAACTTTACATTTCCTTTAAGCTTTGACATTTGTACCTATCCCGCATATTTTGAAGTACCATAAGTGTGAGTTTTACTCAAAAATTGGTATCTATAAGTAAAATAGCGGTAGCTCCAATCTCACTCCGTAGGCTCGCCCAGACTGCTCAGGAAGACGGCAAGCGATAAAGTGGCCAGATACTCGTCCTGAAGGGCCTGTACGCGCAATAGGGAGGCTTCTACGGCCTCCTCATCGGCAGGGTCCAGCCCCTCGAAGACGCCTTCTATTTGGGCGCGCATGAGCAAGCGGGGTGTCATCTCACTGAGTTCGTAGAGGGTCAGGATGTCTTCTTGATGCCGGGCCAACTCTCGGTCGTGTCTGGCCAGTAGAGGGCCTACCTTCTCGTTGAGGATGTTGGCTAACTCCCGAAGGCCACCAGACAAAGACTTCAAGGTTCGCTTTAAAACTTGGCTATCCATTAGTCTTCCGATCCTGGGGGCGTCTTGAAGACGCCCGGTCCAATGTATTTCAGGTTATCCCTGTACGGCAGGTTCACGTTGGAGGCGAAATCTTCGTTCAGTTGCTCTTCAGTGCGAACCGTTTGAGCCGTATCCGCAAAGTCTTGGATGCGCTGGGACGGAGCCTGACAGCACCCCAAAGCCACGCAACGGGATACGTCGTCACGCGCAATTGGGGAGTTGCATATAATGGCAAACACCTCATGCTCGGGGAGGATATTCAAGAAGCACTGCCCCTGACTCACCCAATAGCAATCCGAAGGGCAATAGTTGGTCGTGTTCGTGGTCGCGACAGTCTTTTTGTCGCCGCATTCGTCACTCATTTGGAACCTCTCTTTTTGTAACCTGTGGAGGTTGCCTCGCCCGCCATCTTCCCGCCCATGAACAAATCGTCCTCGTCTGTGTATATGATATAGCTGTAATCCTCCTCGTCATCGTCCATATACCCAGGGTAAGACACGGGACCCGGTATCACGTTGACGTTCCAACTCTCATCAAAGGTCAGGTCCGTAGCGTCGAATTCAAGCTCATCCTCTCCCATGACAGCGACCCTGCGTAGAAGCTCTCGAATATGGGCGCCTGGAAGGTCAAGGCTTTCGGACACCTCTAGCATCTTCACAGCGCCCTCTTCCGAGAGGGTCACGCCCTCTTGACCCGCGAGATAATGGATCACGCGCAACCTGATCTCACCCTTGGGAGGTTCAACCGCCCAAATCTCATCAAATCTGCCCGGCCTCTTGAGCGCGTCTGGCAGATTTTCGAGATGGTTGGTGGTAGCAATCAGTAGGGGTGTGTGGTTCTCAGACTCTTCAAAGAAGTTCAAGAAGAAGTTAAGATCCCTCTCTCCCATACGGTCCAAGTCGTCGACGATGAATATGTCGGGCTTGAGGGTCCCCATGACCTCCAGTAGCGTTTGGATGGTCACTTCGGCAAGGATCTGTACTGAGATATAGCACACACGGCCTTGTATCTCTTTTGCCGCCTGTTGCGCCAGGGTTGACTTACCCGTGCCAGGAACTCCGTGTAGAATCACGGACCGTCGGACCCCTGCGGCGTAAAACTTTTTCCAACGTGCGATCAGCCTATCACCCTGGTCACCTTCGTAGTGCCACAGGATCTCCGCTTTGGGTGAGAAGGTCAGGGTCTCCGAGGCGTCATCGTACCCGATCTCGATATGAGAGCCGTGCGGCTGCCATAAGAGGTCTCGGAACTCACTCAACAAAGCAGGTCCGTCGTCTACGTCGGACTCAGGGAGAGCCATGCAAGAGGTTCTGTCTTGCCACTCAATCCAATAGACGAACTTTGTGGGGGCATACTCATACTTCCACAAGGATGTACCTGAGGGGTCCTCGTCATCATCAAGACAGTCCAACAGAACTCGCTTTGGGTCTAACAAGGGGAGGACAAGGCCCACGGTGTCATTGTCTATTAAATACAATCCCTCGTCGAGGATGTTTTGAAACTTGCTTTGAGCCTTGGACGTAATCATCTTGTTCGTGATTCGAGGCATCGCATTGTCTGTCAAGATGCTTACGATACCAAAGGCATTGCTCATCGTTGCGAGTGTATTATCTTCGCGCAAGGATAAACGTAACAACATCCCAGCCTCTAGGAGGCTTTTTATAGTTGAAAACTTTGAAGTACCTGTCACCCTCCTCAACTTGTCAATGCTTTCTCTGAGCGTAGGACCCTTACCATCAAAAGGTTTCATCTTTCCTCCAGTCCCCGTGTATACGGAGCGTAACAATAGGAGCATCTGGAGCCACACCCGAACTTGGGTCCGAGACATGGGTCCACGCTCATTAAACACGCGCATTCAGCTTCTTTCTTCACGACATTCGAGATTCCGTACAAATTAGCCAGATAAGGACCGTCCAGACATTGAGATTGCCGGTAGGTCTCAGTAGACATCAATTCAGCGTCCTTTCCACATAAGCCTACCTTAGGTCCCGACTGAAGAATTGAACTCAAGATGTCCTGACGTGTTCCCCCCTGATAAGGGAGGTTCACATCATGTAACAGGGACACGTCCAGTAACAACTCCAACTCTTCAACCACCTCACATAACCTGTACCATTTCTCTTCCCTAACAGGGTTCACAAAGAGATCCGTAGGGACAGGTGAAAACCGTACCCTGACGGAGGACGCGCCTACCAACGCCACAAGGTCCTGTAGACCTGCTAGTTGAGCCTCAAAGCCTGGAGCACCCGGTTCCTCTTCGTCCCAACACGTGATTGTCACCGCTGTGAAGACTCGATAGGGAGTTAGCCAGGACATCAAAGGGGTAAGTAGTGCCGAAGGGTTCTTGGTCCAGAAAAACAGGCTGTGGACCTCTTCAGGATGTAAGCTCCACTTCTTGAATAAGCCGTCTTCGGGGTCAGGTGCAAAGACAAAACCCTGGCGCGTGATAAGGTCACAAAGCCAGGGTTTATACCAATGCGCAACATCGGTCCAACGGGAGAGCGATAAGGGCAGTCCTCGTTGTAGCAGGTTTTCCATTACTTCTCTTCGCGATTAGCCTTGAGTCGTTTTAGCCACAGAGTTAACATGAAATAGAGACGTATCCCTATCAGTGCTCCTACAACAATAGCCATAGCGATAAAAATCATTATCCCTATCCAATTCGATACGGTCAATACCATGAGATTCCTCTTTAGTAAGATTTAGGCGCTCTTCGCTTGCTTCTAGGTGAATTCTTGGTACGCTTGCGGTACCTCTTGGCTTTGGTCTTTGCAGGTCCCTTCTTACGTTCCCTGCGTTGATTGCGGTTTTTACGACGGCGCGCCGCAGGATTTTGCCTCTCCCTTTTACGGCGATTCCTGTAGTCCTGGGACTTCGACCGGGGGGTCTTCTTACGCAACCCTTCCACGACCTCATCGTCATCGTGGTCCCCTGCCTCTCTAGCGTCGTCCTCATACCAGTTCGAGGCTTCGTACCCGTTGGATTCCGCCGATTCTTCGGCTGCACCCTCATCATACCACGACGCCTTTTTAGTCTCGCACCCGCAGTTGCCTTCGCCGCCGCATTTACAGTCGTCGCCACAGTGACACTCACCGTCGCTGCACGCATCGGCCAGCATATCAGCTAGCTTCATAATCTCAGTTGAAAAATTCATAAGGGCTCCAGAGGTTACAGAAGAGAACAGGGCGCGTCCTACTGGGACCGACTCGGCTATCCACTGGCCTGTTGCGTTGCGAGTAAAGGTCGTGGTATCGACCAGATCAGGAAAGTTGTCCGTGGGCATCTCATTGTATTCATAGCTGGTCACGGGGAACCGCTTCTTTGCTATCTCCCACGCTTCTTTTTTCATAACCTTCTTGAAGTCATAGAAGACGTCTTCGGGTACGTACAGGCGGACCGTGTTTTTATCTGCCCGGTATTCGAGCATTGCGGTCGCTCCTACAGCTTCCCAGTTGGGCATGTACAGGAAATCCCGATTGAGAGGCCCCAAATAGGCCGTCTCATCGTCCGCAGCGTCTTGCGGGTACTGGTCAATACCTACAAGATGAACCTCGGCGTTAATGACGAGGAAGCGTAGGTAGGTGCCTTTGTCGAGATAGAACACGTAGAGCCTCGGTGTAGAATGTCTTACGCTGGCGCGATCTAAAGGTAAAATAACGAGAAAGGCGTGAACCCCTCCGCTAAGAGAGAGTCACGCCTTGAGGTCACGAGGTGTCGGGAACCTAACCCTCTTCAAGCTCCTGCGTCCAGTAGAGGTAATTCCTCCAGGCGTCTGGGATGGACCTGCCCGTCATGGTGAACTCAAGATTGTTCACCGCTTTGGGCTGGTACGGCTCTTGCATGAGGGTCATGCATGCCTGCCGAGGGGTCTTATCCGCCTTCTTGGAGTTGCAAGACTGGCACGCCGTGGCGATGTTATCCCAGGAGGTCTTACCTCCCACGGACCTGGGGATAACGTGATCGAAGGTGAGATCCTTGATCTTGAGCTTCTTACCAGATCCGGCTTTCTTGCCGCAGTATTGACACTGGTAGTTATCTCGGGCGTAAATATTAGCCCGATTGAACTTGACGCGCTGACGAAACACCACGTACTTGAGCAGTACGATCACGGAAGGGACCTTGATCGTGACTGAAGGGGACCTCACATCCCAATCTGTGTACTCTTCCACAACGGTCGCTACACCGCGCACGAGGTAGCCAATGGCTTCCTGCCAAGTCACAAGAGCGTGAGGTCTATAATCTGCATTTAGTACCAGGGTATCCGCCACGACGTACCTCCTTATGTGGCAAAAGTCTAAGACACTGGTGTGCCTCGCAAAAGCAACCTTATCCCTATCAAAATATCGTGTCAACACAAAAAGACCTGTCGGTAGGTCTTTTCGTTCAAACGGTAAGACAAGATTACCTATTCCCCGGCATATTGAAAGATCCTACACGGGTAACAGTCCCAACATAAGGCGAGCGTGCGAAGCCTCGATGTTAATTTAAGACGATTTAGAAGCCATAACAGGGAGGATCAAGGACAACACGTCCATGACGGCCTTCTTCAACGTAAAATACTCCCCCGCCTCAGAGATCACCTTCTCGTCCTCCGAGTTGACAAACTCCCATTGCCAGAGGTTGTTTCCCCAACATATGAGGAAGATCGCCCCCACAGCAATTGGAATACGGTACTGACATGAAAACCTGCCATGTTCTTCCCACACTGCGTTTGGGAATATACGCATCAAGAAATCATGGTCAACCTGATAGTCCATACTCAACCTCCAGACATGAACGCGATGATGCGTTGGGTAAGGAGACGAGCCGCGATGGTGCATATCTCATTTTTAATAGTGTCATCGTCCGAAACCGAGTAGAGGAAGCCCAGAGGCGTTTTTGCGCCTCCAGACCCTTGCTTACCTCCAGCGTACTCCTCACCGAAGATACGCTGGCAGAAGTCATGGACGTTGATGGCGGAGTTTTTGGAGCGGACTGAGGCTTCAATGTGGTCTTGCACGATAGCAAATACCACCACAGTCTCAACGCCTTCCATCCTCATGAACTCATCGGCAATCAACGGTAGGGCGTCTCTCTTCTTGCGCGTGATGGCGCCCAGTGACGTGATCAGCATGGAATCTTTGACCACCTTGTTACTGACCGCCTCGACTCGAAGGTCGTACAGGTAAGAGGGTAGCGTGTACTGCATGATCTCTTGCAGCTTCTTGCGGTCAACCTTGGTGATCAGGTCCGAGTGCGCTGCGATATCCGTGGAGTTACGGTTCTCAGACAGCAAATCTTGCGTATCGTTTAGAATTCCAAACAAGAGAGCCGTAGCCACCTGAACGCCCCTGTCAGACGTCCAGTCAAACTCAGGGCCGTCAAGGTACGTCCACACGATCGTAGAACACGCTCCGCAGGGACGGATATCAGTGTGCGCAAGATCAAGGTCAAACTGGTGGTGGTCCAGAACTGCATGGAACTCGGGGAAGTCGTCTTGGAACCCTGTGTTCTGCGGTACCGTATCGACCACGATCACAAGATCGTATTCCTTGTAGGGGAACTTGGGCTTGTCTTTGATAGGGATGTCAAGCACATTGCGCATGGTCAGGTTCTGAGGGTGAGAGACCTGACCACGTGCAATGATCTCACTGGAGATTCCATACTGAACCTCCAGTAGCCATTGCATACCCAGAGCGGACGCCATAGAGTCCGGGTCGGGCGTATACTGCATCGTAATGACGGCTTTCGTCTCAGAATCATACTGTTGCATGAACTTCTCAAACGGCGTCTTGTCGGGCGTGAACGGGTTACCAAGCAGCATCAACGCGCCGCCCTCTTCCTCATCATCTTCAACACTCATACACACTCCTGGGAGGTTGAACCTCAAATAAAGCCTTTCAAGGACTTTACCTTACGAACGGGGCTGGTGTCAACCTCCGTTCGCGAGGTCTCTCGGCTGGATATCTCGTTGACCAGCGTTTCTATTTTGACCGAACGCGTGGCGACATCGGATAAGGTCTCATCTTCGGCAGGAAACCTGTGGTCCAACCTCAACTCAACCAAGGCGTCGACAAGAGCCCCCAGCTTGAGGGACTGAGCACGTTCTATGTAAGAGGGTAACCACTCAAGAGGCTTCGTCATCGTCATCCTCCTCATAATCCTCCTCAAAGTCGTCTTCGTCGTCTTCATCTTCGGGGAAGTCGAAGTCATCTCGGGCCATTAGCTCCAGATAACAAGACAGTTGCCCCAGGAGATAACCGGATTGCAAGAGGTAGTCGAAATAAATCTCGGTGGTCTCTGCACCAGCCCAGAAGAAGGCTGCTTCTATCACACCCGGCTTGGTGATGTCAAGGTCCAGTTTTTTCCAATCACCGATCGGCAAGATGTAGTGATCGGCCTCGGTCTCTTCAAAGTCATACCGTGACAGTAGCTCCACTACGTCATCTTTATCGCAGCGGTGAGTTAACTTCCATTTGTAAGCGGCCATTAGGTTCTCCTTTTATTTGGCGAGGTAACTTGCGGGCTTCCACGACCGCATTTTTCTTGACGCAATATCGTAACCATGCTCGATAGCGAACGTCTTGTCTGACGAGAAGTTGACCTTTGAATATCCGAGAGGGTGTTCAGGGCGGATCACGTTCAGGCTCACGTTTTTGAACTTGGGGTCTGAGTTGCGTTGCTCAAACAGGCTCAGGTCTTTCAAGAGAGGATACGTGGTGGATATCTCCGCCATCCTCCACGCGGTCTCAAGAGGGTTATTGGGAAGCTCTGCGCCCTCATAGGGGACGTGCATGTGTACCACGCATATCTCCGTGGCCCCTAGCATAAGAGCCGCCTTCAAGGGCTGTTGCTGAGCGAAGGCCCCGTCCCATACCTCACCCCTCCAGGGGAAGACGCCTGGGATGGCACCGGCTGCCAGCACTGAGTTCAAATCCAAAAACGAAATGTTGTAAGAGGGGGAGAGTGCCGTCACGATATCATCGTCGAGGCGTGAGCAGAACAGGTGCGACCTTCCCGTGCGGATATTCATGCCTGTGATACCCATCAGCTTGTCCGACTCATAGACCCGCTGGAAATCAATCTGACGGTCCAGAAACTCTTCCAGGGGCGTTGTATCCACAAGGTGCGTCCACGTCCAGGGCCTTAGCCAGTCTCTCATGGGACGCATCCGGTAGACATCCTTGGTGGATATCTTCTTCCACATGGCTATGAGGTCGTCGGCAGGCAAGCCCGACACCCACCCCGTGCCGTTGATAGCTCCGACAGAGACACCCAATACTATGTCGGGGTCCCAGCCCGACTCTTCAATGGCTTTGAGAGCGCCTGCCTGAAACGCGCCGTGAGACGCACCCGAAGAGAGAAAAAGTACCTTCATTTATTCTGACCTGTCAAGGCCGCCCGTGATAGGAGGCGTGTTCTATGTTATGTCTACCAAGGGCGTTTGAAAAACCGTTTACCGCTTTTTTGAAACTCTAAGTCTTGGCGGGTATTATCTTCAACAGCAACCAAGAGGTTCACCATGCGTCTACTCCAAGCCCTTCTTCGCCTAGAAACCGCCACGAACGTAAGCGTCCAGGGCGATACTACCTATGCCGCAATCCAGATAGGGGGAGACCTTACTACCCTTACCTATACGAGTAAGGGACGCTATAAAGTCACGAAGCTTTCTACGGGGAACCCTCCGCAAGATAAGGGTGACCTTGACGTGCGAGGCAAAGAGGCGGGGTGTCTCGCAAAAGAAATCTTGGGGTTCATTTGAAAAAATCGGATCTCGTGGGTATGATAGGTGTAAGAGACGCGAATCGAAACACAAAGGAGTCCAAGATGAAGATCATTAGCCCGCGTAGAACCGAAGAGGTTACCATTCACGAGTACACCTTTGCCTGGGAGCTTGACGGATGGGGGTCCGGGTTCGTGTTTCCCTGTGACGCCTCGGGGAACATCAAGAGAGAGGAGATGAAGCCCGCCGCGCTCGAAAACCTCCGCAAGTGCCTGGACGGCACCCATGCTGTGCATGACCTGGGACCCAGATCGTACTCCCAGACGATCGTTCACGCCAAGATTGGCCAATGTGGGTGCGGTCGTGAGGTTGTGCTTGACGGATTCACCTGCCCGTGCGACTGTGGCCTTGAGTACAACTCTTCGGGCCAGAAGCTCGCTCCTCGTGAGCAGTGGGGCTGGGACACGGGCGAAGATTGGCGCGACCTTCACGACCTTTGAGATTAACACCCCAGACAACGGGAGTGCGATGAGCACTCAAATTGACACTACAGACGATTCCGTCGAGGGCCTTGGAACCCTGGTGTTCCTGGCGACCGTGATACCTGCCATCGCCGCTTTGGTAGGTGCGGTTCACGAGACGAACTTTATGGTGTTCGAGTTTTTCGGACAGCCCTTCTGGCAACTGCCCGGCGAAGCACTCCTGGGGTTCTGGTTCATTCCGTTGTGGGCGTTTGGGATGTACCTCCTGACGTCCCTAATCAACAGAAGAAAGGCTTCGAAGTCTTCCACGAAAGAAATCCTCATGTTAGGGTTTTTGATATCTTTGTGGGCAGGCGTTGTGGAGGAACTACTCTTCCGATGGGGTATTTTCATGGGCCTTATCGCCGGAATTCAGCTAGCAGACCTGCTTATGTGTGGGCTGACCTCCTGGGTTTACGAGAACATCCTCATGGTGATCGTCAACTTCGTGACCTTTGGAGTGTTCGAGCCCCTCATTTATCATCCCGCAGGGTGGTTCGTAGGTGCGGCTATCATATCCGCCTCTGCAATGTTCCGAAAACAACACGCCTATCAAGGTCTCCCCGGATTCATTGACTCGTGGATATTTTCCTTTGTGATGTTCCACGTGGTCTTGAGTCAAGGCATCCTGGCGTGCATCATCCTGCACTTCACGTTCAACATGACCGTGTTCACCCTCCTCGCGGCGGAAACGCATTTCCGAAAAACTTTCTAAGAAAGTTTTCAAAAAGCGAGTTCAAGCGAGTATTATAGGTGTAAGAGGGAAGGCAATCAGCCTCCCCCGAGAAAACCCAAAGGAACCCAACATGGCTACTTACGACGTGTCGCTCTTCGGCTCCAACCCCTCCAACAACAACGATGACTGCTTTGCGGGTAAGTCCTTCTCCTCTTACGAGAAGGCCCTTGCGGTCTTCAACAACCCGGAGAAATTCTTCTCCGAGTTCGCAATGGAGGGTGTCCGATTCGTGCGGTTCGAGGGCAGCCGTTCCAAAGAGGACGAGTATTTCGTCAGGGAGCTTGAGGGAAACGACGCGCCGTCCGAGGACTGGGAGCGTGAGATGCGCGCCGAGTCCGCGTGGGACCTCGACTCCTACAACGATGGCATGGGCTGGTGAGTAGCCAAGGCTTGTAGAACCAAGCCTGCCCTCTTACTAGGAGCCTTCGTAAGAAACCCCCCTCTACGCCCTGAAGCGTAGGGAGGGGTTTTCCCTTGTGAGGTGTACTGCTCTTGAGTAGGGTCCAAGATATCACCTGCCTCATTCTCTAGCCACCAGTGACAAACGCCGTATTCGTCGCGTGCTCGCACTGGAAACCAATCTGAGGTACTACCCCCTAAAGAGTGATACAACGCCTCAGACGCGACGTAGCAATGCCCTGACAGCTTGTGGGGTCCTTCGAAGCCCTTCTTGAGTAGCGAAGGGGTAAGGACGGCTTGAATCTGTGTGATTAGGTCTTGCATTCGAGTCACTTTGATACGGGTCTAATTTCCATTCCTTACCCCTAAAAAGAAACCCATGTCGTCACGGACATGGGTTTCTTAGATTTCACCTCGCTAGCTATCTAGCCAAGATTCAATTGTCTTCGGGAAAGCAATCCTCGGTCGTGCTTTCCGTGATCATGCACGCTGTCGTGATGGCGATACCTGCGACACTCACCGAATTCACGAGGACATTCTCGACGACCTTAGCCGGGTCAATGACGCCCGCTTCAAGTGCGTTGGAGATCACCCCAGTACGGGCATCCATAACCACCGTAGAATCTTCCCTACGGGCTTCGTTGAACCTGAACAGGTCCTCGAAAGGGTTCCTGCCTGCGTTCACCATGATACGCTGGAAAGGCGCGCTGAGCGTCTTGCGTAGGAGATGGTAGCCGTGCTCCTCATCGGGGCTAGAGAACGTGATCTTGCCCTCATCGGCCTCATCTGTGGTCAAGAAGTCGAGGAAGTCACTGATCTCCAGAAGAGTCGCGCCGCCACCTGGGACGATACCACTCTCAACACCACTCTGGGTAGCGCTTAGAGCATCCTCTACGCGAGCCTTGTACTCTTTGAGTTCAAGCTCACTGGTCGCGCCGACCTTGATCACCGCGATCCCGCCCGACATCTGGGATACTTGCTGTTGGTAGAACTCACGATCGTGCTCTGAGCCTGAACGCTCAAGCCGACCCCGAAGCTCACGGATCTTCTTCTCAATAGCCTCGGTCTCACCCGCCCCACCCACGAACGTGGTCGTGGCGGAGGTGATGTTCACCGTATCGGCGCTGCCAAGAGCTTCCGCAGGCTCAACATCGTCCAGCGTCACCCCTGTGGCATCAGACACGACGACCGCGCCGCAAAGGGCCGCGAGGTTATGCAAAATCTGCGTCCGCTTGTCACCGATTCGAGGCGCCTTGACCGAACACGAAATGACGTTACCTTGTAGGTGATTCATCACCACAACCTGCCGAGCGTGGCCCTCAAGACCTTGCGACACGATCAGAAGGGGGCGGCTGGACTCCGACGCAAGCTGCATAGCAGGCACCACATCAGCGGGGACCTTCAGGACCTTATCCGCGATATAGATGAGAGGGAGTTCCATCGCAACATCATTACGCTCAGGGTCCGTGATGAACTCACGTAGCTCGAAGCCCCTGTCAAGCTGTAAGCCCTCCGAGAACTCCAGTAGGGTGTCAATGCCCGAACCCTCTTCGACGGCGATTACACCGTCTTTACCGACCATCTCCATAGCCTGAGAGATCAACTCACCCAGTGCCGTATCTCCGTTGGAAGCCAGGGTCGCGATCTTGGCGATCTCTTCGGCGGTCTCCACAGGCTGTGCGTACTGACGGAGGTAGCCCACCGACTCCGCAAGGGCACGATCCATGCCACGCTTCATAAAAATGGGGTGCATCCCACCCGCTACAAGCTTACGCGCGCCGCTGAACAGTGCCTGGGTAAGAACCATCGAAGACGTGGTACCGTCCCCAGCCTCTTCCGCCGTCTTGATCGAACTCTGCTTTGCAATCTCTGCGCCAATCTTCCTCACATCACCGAACTCAATCTCACGGGCGACGCTCACGCCATCCTTGGTGATCTGAGGGGACCCGAAGGTCTTCGCGAGGGTCACGTTACGTCCCGAAGGTCCAAGCGTCACACACACAGCGTTTGCCGTGTCATCAATGCCTGCCTGTAGACGCTTAAGCACGTCGTCACCAAAGTAAATCTTCTTCGCCATGTTTTCTTCCTCAACTTTTAGGGTTGCACACGTGGTGTGTGTACGAGAAACGCCCCCAGAAGGGGGCGCATTCCTACCGGATGCAAGGTTGCTCCAGTGTTTTTTACTTGACCATCAAGTCAAGCGTCTCCTGAGTAAAAGGCAGGTCTACCATGACGTAATCACACGGGCTGTCATCGTCTCTCGACATGTCCACGCAACGCCACTCACACTTTGAACTCAGGTCGGTCTTCCACATCTTCCTGTGGTAGTGCCCGAAGAACCAACGGTCAGGGCGAGCATCTTCCAAGACCGCCTGAAGAAACTTGCGGTTAGAATCCACGATCTCAACCTTGGAGTAAATACAAGCCTCTTTCACGTCAAAGGACCCAGGACAATCGTGCGTGAACACCGTGTGAATGTTCTCGCTGCCATAGGAGGCGATGTTATCGAACACATCAGACTGTTGCCTGTAATTGATGTTCTCTTCGGGGAACCAGTCCCAACCCCTGACACGGTGCATGGCATCAATGGAGCGAGCGCCACCGATGAACAGGTGGCCATCAATAATCGTGCCACGTGGAATGTACGTCCACTGAGACATCATCTCTTGCCACATAGCAAGGTTCTTGGGCTCATAGGTCTGAGGGTCGAAATCCCAATTGGGAAGGTGCGCACCTCTCAGAGTCCAGAAGTCCTCATGGTTCCCGTCAATCCACATACAGGGATGGTCAAACTTGCGTCCCCATACGAGATGGCGATCCATCCGGGGCCAGAAGCCAAAATCTCCCAACTGAATCAGAAGGTCAGGTGTGCCATGCTCCGCCACGGCCCGATCATAAAGCTCCCCGGCAGAGGTCCAGCGGCCATGAATGTCACCGAGTATCAAGGTCTTCATTTCAATTCCTTTTTAGGCGTTAAAAAGCCCTCTCACTACTATGGTTGAGTGAGAGGGCTTTTTGTTGTCAAGCTCTTTTTGACTTAGACGCTTGACGAAATCGTGAAGCGGATGTCAATGAAGAGAAGAGGGAAGATTGGAGCGTAGAACGCTTCAACATTCAACAGCGTGGGGTCGTTAGGGTCTGGCGTAGCAGATACTCCACGGAAGGCCGTGATGATCTGGTTCTCGACCAGTGAGTTGAGCAAGCCCGTGAGAGCGAGTTCAACATCCTGAGCGCGTCCCTGGAGGAACTTCAACCCGATGAAGCGGTCAAGTGTTGCGCGCGCCTGACGTTGCACGAAATCCTTGATGGCGATCACGGAAGGCGTTGAAGTAAGGACATTCGCCACGTTCGTGGTGAGCCCTTGACGTACACGGAGGAACGGTGTAGCATCTTCCAGTACCGTAACACCAGAGACTGCCAGATTGTTCGCTTCAATCTCGTCAAGAGACCTGTTCAAACGGTCGAACCCTGCAAGACGCTGACGCGTCATGGGAGTTGCCACGTCGGAGGCGGGGCTTACTGAGACACCTGCGAGAGCAGAAGCCAGGAAGGTGCCGTCGACAATGAACTGTGTGCTTCTACCAAGCTCATCCTGAACTGAGAGGATAGCCGAGTCTGGGTATACCAGTACGGCACGCTCTGAGTTCAACCCTCTGGCCAGTGCCTGAGCATCCGAGGGGCGAGTTCCCGAAGCCGTTCCGAAGAAGGCTCGAAGCTCGTTACGGAAGCGAGGTGAGGACTGAACCTCTGCGAACTTGACAATCTCACCGAACACGGTCGGGTTGGTTGTCAGAGGCACGATGAGGTCAGGGCGAAGGCCACCTGCAAGAGGACGGCGAAGGTCATCCAAGGCGGTGAGGAATCCTGCGGAGGAAGCCTGCAATGACCCTGCGTCCCTTGGAACCTGACGGGCTGCTACGACACTTGCTCCGTTAAGCAGCGCAAGGTACGCCGCCAGAGTCAAGGGGTTGTCGGGGCTCAATCCACCGTAGTTAAGCTCAACCTCACGGAAGCGCGTAAAGAACTGAGTGGAGAAGTCATCCTTGGCGTAGTCATAGGTGATGTAGTAGTAATCACCGATCCCAGGCTCGTCACCGCTCTTGTCGTACGTCTGTACCAACGCCGTATCGCCCGTTGTGATGTCCACGAGGGATGTCACGATGAGGTCAACTCCGGGGAGAGACTTATTGACAATGCTGCTACCGGTAAGCATCTGCTCTTCAGAGAGGAGCGTGAACTCTTGCCCTACGGTGTACGCCCCATCTTCTGCGGCCAGTACGGTGAACCTGAGCCCGGTCACTGCGTCGGTGTAGGTCTGGCCTACAACGCCCGTTCCCGTGCTTCCTTGAGCAACGCTAGAAGCAACGGAGTACCCGTCAATTCCATCGGTGCCCTGTGCCGTATCTCCGACTTCGATACCTAACCCTGTGTCATTCAACGCAGAGTTGGCAACGGAAGCGAAAGTGAGGCTCGTGTCAACGCCCGTGTTAAAGGACTTGACAGTCAGGTACGTCCCGGCTCCGGTGACTACGGTAGTCCCGGCGTAGAAGGCGTTCAGGAACTCCCCTGCCACTGCCAGTACGGCAAGGTCAAGGTCGGTCTCGTCAGCCCAAGCCGCTGTGTTGTTATTCAAGACAGTTACGAGGTCGGCTGCTACAGGCTGAACCTGTGAAGCAAGGTCACCCTCCGAGAACTTGAGGTAGAGGTTCGAAGCTCCGTCTCCAATCTCCACAGCGGACGTAGAGTCCACCGCGAGAGATGTGATGCGGATTTGCTCCGTTCCTGCCTCTTGTGTCACTTCAGCAACGTTGGCGCCAGCCGCTCCGATTACGGCATCAATCGCCGTAACGATATCTCCCACGGAAGCTACTGTGTCGAAGTCGGTGCCTGCAACGGTGTACTGTACGCCGTCAATGCTAACCACGAAATCTTCTTCGGCAACTTCGAGGTTAGTGATGTCAGTAGCTGACATCCCCGAATCGCTCAAGAGAGACGCACCACGGTTGACTGCGCCCAGTGTACCCACAGCCGAATCAAAGGCTTTGAAGCCAAGCAATTCGTTAGCGGTCCCCGAAAGAACGCGCAAGAGAGACACGGACGAAGGCGTTGTAGGAGTCACACGGCTACGCAACAGAAGGTACTCTTTGTCGGTCCCTTCCCAGGTACGTGCGACACGTACGTTGGTAAGAGTTGTTCCTACGGTGAGTCCCAAAGTATCCTCAATATCGGAAGCGCCGCCTGCATTCGAAATCAGGATAGATTCAGAGGCTTCAATAGTAACCGTGCCGTCAACGTTCGCGATTACTTGGAAGTCATTTGCAGGGTCCGTGAGAGGCCCGCCTGTGAGAGTTCCCGAATCCGTCTCAATGGCCGTCTGTAGCGCTGCCGCCACATCCGCAGCCGAGTCTGCCGCCGTTCCAATAGGAAGCGTTCCGGTGACGTTGGTGCCGTTGATGGTGACATCATAATCACTGGCAACGGAGAGGTCAAACGTCTCAGCCAGTGTTCCTGTGAAGGAAGCTCCCGTAGGAACTGCACGCCACAGGTACTCAGCGACTTGAGCGATCGTATAAGCCCCTGCGGGAAGTGTGACCTCGTAGTTAGCCTCATCAAGAGTGAGAGCGAACACATCGTTCTCACCAGACACTACAGTGAACGTGGAAGCAGGCTCGAAGCCTTCGCTTACCAACACTGCGAATCCAGCCTGTCCCAGATCAACCGTCACGGCATCCGAAGCCAAGCCTCGTGCGCCATCGTTAAGCACAACCGCCAAGTCCGAAGAGGTCCCGTCGAAGATATCGTAAGGACCAGGGTTGGAGTTTGTGACCGTAGCGGCCTCTCCGCCTACGGAAGCGAACGTTACCGTGATGGTCTCATTGAGGCCATCAGCGCCTTCGTAAAACGCATCAGGGTTACTCTGTACGCCGCCAGGGAAGTTGATTGAATCAACTGCCGTTGACGTTCCAAAGCGAACGTTGTACAGGTTCTTACCACGAAGCGTGGAGTTGGCCGTGAAGCGGCCCGAAGCCGTCCTTACGAGGGTATAGGTGTCATCCTGCAAGCGAGGGTAGTAGTACGTAGCGTACACCACATCACCAGCGGGGATAGGCTCCCTCAAAGACACGCGACGTGTAGTGGGGTCCACTGACGTGACCACACGAGCACCTGCCGCAATCGCAGCCTGCAAAGAGCTACCGTGGTACACCTCGACAAGAGAAGGGTCTCTAGTAGGCGTGTCACGACCGTCACCCGTTACGGGAACGTTGCCCAGTACCACAACGGTCTCGGAAGGGCGAGGAGGGGTTACAGCGGTGTCCTGAAGACGCTCGACGGGCTCAAGATAAATCCTGGCATCCGTGAGAGTCGTCGTGACCTGGGTATCGTCAAACACGGTCGCACCCGGCGTCGAACGCCCTGGGGAGATCGTCGAGGCAGAACCCCAAAGAACACGGTCATCCAAGATGATGTAATCAAGACCCTGGATATAATCGTTACGGCCTGGGGCATTGCCCAGACGGCCAACAGACACGACGCCTTCATTGGGAAGGTAGTCGAAGGTGTTCTGGAACGTGTTGAAGTGGTACGTGATTTGCACTGTCGAGTTCACCAGAGGCGGCTCGGTCAGTGTAACCGTACGATTCGCACCGTCAAGGCTTGCTGCAATAACAACGTTTCCGTTCACACGAACCGTGATGTCATTGACGTTGGTAGAGGTAAGCCCACCGTTAGAGCCGGCGACAACGGGTCCGTTGTATACAATGAAAGACGCGTTACGTGCAGAGCGCTCACCCGAGAGGAAGCCCAGCAAGGTGTTCGCAGACCCATCACCGACGAGCAGAGATCCTTCGGCGGAAAGCTGCAAGCGAGACTGTCCCTGGTTATCCAGATCAGCGGAGGCCGTCAACCCTTCGACTTGCGCCGAGTTGATGTCAATCGCCAAATTGGCCGCTGAGAAGGTTCCAGCCGACAGAGGGATAGAGGCAACGGCCCCGTCCACTGTGAGCGTCAGAACGTCATTTTGGCCCCCTACCACGACGTAAGCGCCGGGGACAGAAGCCTTGAGGACAGCCGAGTCCGCTGTAACCTGTTCGGAGACGTCATCTGTGATGAGCGTATCCGTACGGTTGAAGGAGTACGTTACACGCACTTCGGCTCCAACAGGAGGGGGAAGCTGTAGCTGAACGATTCCGGTAGAACCTTCTACGCGTCCGACGACAACGGGAACGCCGTCAACGGAGACCTGTACGTCCTGGGGACGATTTGAGGTCAGGCCCTGCCCGTCTCCCACCACAATGGGGAAGTTCTGAACACGCAAGAGGCTAGAAGCCCCGTCTGCGGCGCCCAAGATAGGGTTGGAAGGGTTGGTGTTATCCAGAACGAAGCGTGTGCCCGCGTCCTCGTTAACGATTTGCTGGTCGACTGACGACGATGAACCCCTAATAAGCTCAAGGTCTGTCGCCGTAAGCGTCTCCTGCCCAACCCCCAAGAATACAGGAATTTGAATCCCCGCTGGTGGTCCAGACAGAGAGTTAGCTACCTGTGTTGTCGTGGTGACACCAGGGGGAGTGTAAGATTGAAAGGGTCCATTTGCCATGTTGTGCCTCTTTGGTCAGAGCCGGTGATCAAACCAACGCCGGGTTCGCTTCACGTAGCTATCAAATCTTTATCGAAGTTCTACTTTTTAGAGGACTGCTTCTTCTTAAACTTTTCATAAGGGTCTGAGTCCAAATACTTGCTCTGACCTCTCTCCTCACGAGACTTCGTATGTTCCGTATACGCCTCTTGGTACTCTACGTGTAACTCTTGAATCCGAGGCAATTCGCTTTCAGGTACAGGCTGATATTCACCCGTGTGAGGGTTCTTCGTCAGGGGTACCGGAGTATCCCCGCCCACTTGGTGTTGAATCGCACGCTTGCGCGCGTTCCTGTCTTTGATGGCTTCCCATCGTACCTCGGCGTCGCGCCCTACGGTTTTGTCTATGCTTCGGTCCAGGCTGTCCACGCCTGTGTTGCCTGGAGTCTGACCGCTACCAAATTTAAAACCAAAACCTGAAAGTTTTTTGGTAGCCTCCCCTTTACAAGAAGGGCATGGCATGGTATCCTCATCTTTGGTGCGTATCAGCTTCTCGAATAGAAGGCTGCAATCAGGACACTGGAATTCATACATCGGCATCTCAAACCTCCAAGCTTTGACAGGAGACAGACTCCTACCTTCTAGATAACATTAAAAGACAATGGCAAATACCATGAAACCTAAAACAGAAATCGCACTTAGCCCTTACGTCCAAGAGTATTGGAGACAAAAGGGCTACTGCGTTCATGGCGAGGTTGCGGTATTCAAAGCCACGACGTTCGTTGATCACGTCGCTCACACTGGCCCCTGTCACTGTCCAGACCATGTGGTCGGTATCGAAATGAAGAAGGGTGCAGGCAAGAGCCTTAGACGCCAGATAAGCAAGCTGGACCGCAAACATCTCGCAGATGAGATATGGGGCGTGGTCATAGCCTCTCCGAATGAGGAGACTTTACACCAGTGGGAAGACCTGGGACGATGGATCAGACCCGGACTCTTGGTCTGGGAAGACGGGAAGCTCGTTGAAGTCCAAGACTCCCAGATCAGTAAAGAGTACAAACGTAAGCTTCGTAAAGAGCGCCTGCTACTCGTCGCGGAGAACCGTGACATCCTGGCAGGGTATCCCGCATCCCATGAGGACAGCGTGTATGTCACCCACTGGAAGCGTGTACGTACGGCTGCCAAAGACTTCGTGATGTCCCACGACGATCCGTTCGTGGTAGACGATCTCAATGACACAGCCCCGCCTGAACTGAGCCTGTACAAAAACCCTACGGCCACGCTCACCAAAGCACTCAAAGAGCTTGAAGAGCACGAACGTATTGTGAGGCAGATAGGAAAGGAAGGGGGGAAGCCCCTGTTCCAGAGGGACAAGGCAGAAGAGGACGACCTCTTGGACCAGAGGTTCCTTGACCTCTTCGAGTTTTAACTGATAGACTCAAAGTCGCTGTTGCGTCCCTTGATATACATCTTACCTACCTTCTCCAAGTTGAGTTGGTCCGCTGTGAGAGGACGCATCAGGTTGCTCTCGGGAGCATTGCCTGTCCCGGCAGCCTCGGCGCGCGCGCGGAATGAGGTGGGGACGATCCGTTCAATCATCAATGGCTTGGGAACATGAATAGCCCAGTCGGTCTGGAACGTCAACGAAATCGAAGAGTTGAAGTAGTAGTCACCCGATGTATCATCGTAGGTCTCTTCAACCTCACCCCCGAACGAAATATCCATAAGCTCAAGCCCTTCCTCTGTCAACGCCTCTTTACGAATAGCAAAGAAGTACATCAGGAGAAGGTCCGAAAGCTCCTCTCGGGTCATGGGATCACGAGCGATGATGTCAAGTTCAATCGAAATCTCCCACCTGCCGCCGTATTCACTGGCAGCCTGCACCCTGGAGTCGTGTACCACCACGGCTTGTTTGTCTCCGTCCCGAAGCTGCTTACCAAAGGCAAGAACCACGCCAGGGATCGCCTTGTTATTGGACCGGTCCCGATTGAGCCCAAAAGGCCCCACTGAATTGGTGGGGTATTTGTAATCAGCCTCAACTCGCGTGCCTGGGGAGAGGGGTTGCATCAGGGTCACGACACCCTGGGTAGGGTCAACCGTATAGTCTCCCGCCTCAACGGCCTCTACAGAGAGTTCTCCAGCCCCAAACGAAGCTTGCAGCCTTGCCGCGAGAACATCAGGGTCAATCTTACCCTGGTATATTTCAAAGTCAACTGTCGTCCCGTTCACCGTGATAGGGATCGTAGCAGGCTTGACGGCGTACTCTGGGAAGAGGAACCCCGTAAGCGTGGGAGAGACAAAGCCCTCAGTCAAACCAAGGGTCGCGTTGGCCGTCGACAAAAGGTCTGAAGCTATGTCCAGGGAATTAGAAGCCCGAATCAAGACAGTCCCGGCATCAGTCGCCTCCACACCCAGATCCTGTGCAGGCACTCCGCTTTGATATAGACCGTTTCGCAGGTCTGTAGCTACCTGCGACGCGGTACGCAACCCTGGCGTCAAGGTCACCGAGATGTTCAACCCGTCTAAGGTGAATTCTACCACGTCATTACTACCGGCTTGGATGCTATAGGGCTCCACATTAGCCGTCTCCGCTACAGGAGTGACCCGACCATAGGGTAACCCTAAATCAACCTCCGACTCGCTCTCACGACCTATAAACAAGCTCTCGCTCGCCGTGAGCACCAAAGAGGTTCCTGTTTCGAGGTACGATCCGTCTGCCAACAGTCGGAATGACCCAGGAACGAAGGGGACATTCATCACGGTAGCTGTGGTCTCCACTCCCGTAGACAAGAGAAGCGGCTCACGCCGTGCCGAAATCAAAGGGTCTACGTAGAAGTAAAAAGGGTAGTCCCCTTCATTGGTCAGCACATCAGTAAACTCGGCAGGCGTCAAGGTGTTCTCTAGCCGTGCCTTGTCATAAATCTCAATGTAATAGACGCCTGGGAGCGAAGGGAAGTTACCTCCCGTTTGCTGGAGCAATAGAGTGTCCTCTTTAACCCACTCCAGTGCGAGCCCCTGTTGGTTCTCAAGACCTGCGAGCATGACGTAAGAGGTCACGGTCCCTTGGAAGTTGTCAGCGCTCAGACGCATAGGGTTGGCGCTTGCGTTCGTGACGACGATTCCTTTCTGCGGCCTGTTTTCAAACGAATACTTGTGATTGATGTACTCGATGATATCTTGGTGCTGTGGGAAATAGTACCGGAAGCAATCTTTGAGTTCAAGCAAAACTTTACGTTTAAGCGCGCCCATTAGATAGTAATACATAGCTGACCTCTTTATTGATGTACACATCAACCCGATAAACAAAAGAAAAGAGCGCCTATCCTACTTAGAAGGATAGGCGCTCTTGTGCGCTGTGGTCTGTTTAGTGACCTAACTCTAGTCTATCAGACGAAGGGAGCGGTAACTTCAGCAAGAATAGCCTTGGCTACGGCCTGAGCGGGAAGGTGCCCTGGGAGCTTGAGCTTGAAGCCACGCCCTTCCCCAATACCGTCACACATGACGTGCAGTACCTTACCATCATACCTCATGCGGACATCCGCAAGGTACTGGGACTTGTCCTTGATCACGCCAAAGACGTGATCTCCATACTCTTCACCCATTTTGGTGATACGGAGCGTGGCGCGTGGGAGCTTACCGATCATCCCTGCCATCATCTGAACGATCTCACGAAGGCGTCCTTCAATAGCCCCTTCCAAAGACGACGCGGCTACAGCCGCTTCGACGTGACGTTCAGACGCGATCTTATCCAACACAGGAGTAAGGTGAGGGCGAAGTTCGGGGGAAGTCTCCCCCAACTTGATGAGTTCTGCTTTAATATCCATTGAGGAATCCTTTGAGGGGGGAAGACGAGCTACGTCGTTGTTCTTGACGACGTTTAATCTCTTGTAGCTGTTGACGCAAATCTTGCCTGGAGTGATTAGGACTCGCAGGGCGTTCGGGGGGTGCTTTCTGAACAGGTTTTAAGGCATTCAGTACGTTGTACAGGTCCCTAATAGCAGACTTCTTACGAGGAGCTAGGGTGGTGAGATTCCAATAGAGAACGTTTAAATTCTCCATTAGGTCTTTAACACTCTTTTCAGAGACTTTACCCGCTCTCCAACCCATCATATCGCGGCCCATAACCATAGAGGCTACAGAATTGATTTGTTGGATTATTTGAGGGGTGAATTCATACTTGAACATCCTTGGTCTCCTAAACAAAAAGAACCGAGGACGTAAGGCCCTCAGTTCCACCTGCGTACTAAAAGATCCTCAAAATTACTCGTCCACGTACTCCTGCATAGCCTGAATCAGAAGCCCTTGAGCAACTGCCGTCATGGGGTCGTCTGCGTGGCGGATCTCGCTCACCTCAATGGGGAAGCGCTTCCTCTTCTTCTCGAAGACCTCCGTGAACAGTTCAAGGAAGCCGTTAGCAAGGGACGTGCCGCCCGAGATCACGATAGGGATCGCTTCTTTGAGTTCAACGTTACCCTTGGAGGATTTGAACTTCTTGGCGATCTTGTCAATCGCGTAAGAGATCAGGACGCGGTAATAGGTCACCAGAGCCTCACGCTCACGCTGGTGCTTCTCGGGACCTTCAGAGGGGTCCATGAGGTTGATCCCGCCCTCTTTGATCATGCACATCTTGGAAGAGGTGGCGCCAACAGCTTGTGCTGAAGACCCATCAATCCAATCGCCTCCACGCTGCACCGAGAACTCAAGGTCCTCGATAGAGATTGTCTTGTAAGACATGGCCACGTTGGTCATCCCTGAACCAAAGCTAATGCCAATGCCCGAGAACATCGTGTCTGCGCACTCCGCGTAAATAATCGCCAGGGCTTCGTTGCCCGACACGGCGTCATACCCAAGGTCTCCCAGGATACGCTCGAACACAGCCTCGTGGTAAAGTACATCCTGTTCGGGATTGTCCAGAGGCGCGGCAGGGATTGAGAAGTAACACACCTCGCCATCTTCAAGGGGTGGGCCGACCACGTTCTCGATAAGGATCGCCAAGACCTCCATAGCGTCAATCTCAGAACTGGAGATGATCCCCTTCGACAGAGGACGCCGAACCTCCTTACCGAAGATGTTCGCCGTCTCAATGGCCATATCGCCCAGAATCAACAGACGGTCCTCTTGCTCAATGTAAGATACGTCCGCCGCCATCTTGAGCATCTTCTTGGCGTCAGGGTCAAGGTCAAGGAAGCAATCCCTCTGCCTCTTGGTATGGACCTTGCTACCTACCTTTCGGGCTGACACAAGGTTCATGGTGCCCACGTCCAGTCCCACACCCAACTCGGGCTCTACCGGAGTCTTCTTACGGCGAACAGCCTTCTTGGTAGGGGTCTTCGTCTCTTCGTCTTCTTTTACAGTATCGTCGCTCATGTCTACCTCTTATTTGGGAGTGGCGATGTGAAGTGCAAACGCTTCGGGCATCACTCTTCTTTCTTTTTCCTCGGACGGCGCTTCTTGCTGCCACCCTTTCCTATAGACGCTAACGCTTCGGAGGCGGCGTCCATTTTGTCGCTCGCATCTTTTGTTTCCTCTTGTACCGACGTCGACTCCGAGACAACAGTGGTGTCGCTCCTGATCTTGGACGGGAGGAAGATCACGGGCTCCTCTTCGTCCCAATCGTCCGCCTCACGCTCTCGGTCAGGCTGCGAGGGGTCGTGTGCAGGTCTGGGCCTTCCAGCCCGCGTGGGAGCCTGCAAGGGGCCTTGTGTGACCATCCCGTCTATCTTGCTCACCAGTTCACGTTGAGAAGAGGTCAGATCCGCCAGGGTTTCCATAAGGGCGCGGTTCATAGCCTTCAGGTCTTCGACTTCCTGGGAGGCCGGGGGTGATGGAGGCAGGCGAGGGGGTAGGGGCTTCTTGGGGGCTTTCTTGACCCGTACCGGAGCGGCTACGGGAGGCTTACGCGCCTGCGGAGGCAACGGAGCGGGACGGTGCTCTCGTTGACCGATTTTGACCACCGAGTTGTTTTTGATTGAGAACATCAGATCGCGGGACCAACCGGCCCTCTGGAGTGGGATAGACACTTCCTCCCCAAACGCGATGTTGAGCCCCAGATCAATAATCTGGTGACCTCCCTTGACGTTACCTTTTATCACGATAAATTGCATACTTCCTCCAGACTAAAAACCCCCGACCACCAAGATAAGGTGTCGGGGGTGGTATTATCTTCCCGTGTAATACGGTTTAATCCTTCAAGGCTTGCTTGAGCAATTCCTTGTAGGTCTTTAAAAGCTCTTCCTTTACAGCCTTTACAGCGGCATCCTGACCTCGTTCCATGAAATGTTTACCCGAGATACCTGGGTGTTTCCATGAACCATCGGACAGGCTCTGTGATGAGGCCGTCCTGTATATCAACTCACCCGTCTCCGTTATGATAGGAATAGGCTTCTTGGCATCTTCAAGGTAGGACATGCTATGCGGCTTGACCCCTTTATTTAGATACATTGCCGCAGGGTGGTCAGACGTGACCTTGAGCGCTCCGTTCTTGACCTCATAACTGAATGAGTTCAAGAGACGGCTTGGGGTCCGGTTCCAAGACGATCTCCGCACCTCTTTTTGAAAGGCTTTGATGGCAACTGAACCCAGCCTTTCCAGGGTGTCCTCGGTCGCCTTGCGGATATCTCGGTCAGTGGGAACATCACCGTTGGTTTTCCCCTTGGTTTTCATCTCAGATCAGGTCCATTTTTTTGGCGATCTCGTTGATCGCAGAACGGATGTGAGGATAAACCTCGGGGTCGTCAAGGTCCATATCAAGACCCTCTTGGTCAAGAACTCCCTCAAGGTAAGCCTCGGCATCCGTGAAAAACTTCTCGGGGGCATCTGTAATGCCCATCGAACGGGAGAGGACTTCTCCCATCATCTTGTGCAGGGGTGTTGAGGCTTTGAACGCCGTCTTTGTAGGGAGGGCATCACTGTAGTAGCTAAGAAAGACGCGACGTGCGACTTTTCGGGCAATCTTGGTACGTTCAGACATGGTATATCTCTATGTAAGGGGGTCTAAGTTCCATCACCTTCGCCTTCTATCAAAGAATTCTCAAGAAGGTTCCAGTCAAGCGTTAGTTCGGGGTCTTTTGTCATGTAATCCAATAACCAACTGTCATCCCCCGACTCGGTGCGAAGATCGTGTAGCCATCTCCGCCTGAGCACGACCGTCAACACGGCCTGCGTCATCGGCTCAGCAGTACAACGGGCAACCTCTCCCGCAGGAGATACAGAGTAAACCGCTGCATCGACCGAGGTATGAAGATACAAGTCTTCCATTGTAAAGGTTTGAAGCCTCCTCTTTACACGGTTAGTGTATTCGGAGTCAACAGCTAAGAAAGAGCCGACACGCTTCGACATACCTTACGCCTTGTGATTGATGTTTTCGTAGGTGGGAGTCCTGCCACGCTCCTCAATAGAGTCGGGGACCTTCTCATCCTCAGTGATTTGAGGGTAATTGGTCTCGTCTTGAGGGTCGTCCCAATCCATTGTACGGGTTTCAGGATACGTCAACCCTGCCACGCCTGTAACAGGGACCTCATAGATGATGTCGTTCTCATCCCTCACGTCAATCGTGAACTCCTGTTGCAGAACATTGCCTCGGTTAGAGAACATGGTCACAGGGCCTATCGAATACCGGTCGTTGTTCTGCTTGACAATGAAATCGCGTTGCGATAGCATTGGAGTGGGTC